CCTCGGCTCTCTGGCCGCTGACAAGGCCCCATTGAACAAACTTCTTTATGACATCGAGCGGCTGATTGTTAATCCATTCCTGAAGTTTTTCATCGGGGTCCTGTCCGGCTCTCAAGCAATTGACCAAAGACTCGATATTCCTGCCGAACGTTTCTGTATTTGATTTGACCTGAAAGCCGGGAATTCTGTGACGGATTCCAATATGACTTTTGAATTCAACGTACCATTTTGAAGACTTGCATTTTTTGCCGTCTTTATCTCTATATTGTGCTTTGAAAACTCTCATGTTCTTGCCCTCATGAAGTTTTGATTTTAATTCAGGGCATCCGTGCCCTCGGTCCCGTCCGTGCCCTATTAGTGGATTGCCCGGATTAGTTTCGATGACACAATGCGATAAGATCGCGGACCTCACGGAAAAATGACATTGCCGGGTTCTTGCTTGTTGACAAGACTTCCTGCATTTCCGATTCAGTCAACAGGTCAATTGGGTCATTCATACAAGATGTGCCCCAGCGGGTCTCTGTGGCAATCAGTTCTGCATAAATCTGCATGACGGCCTGGGCTTCTTTCGGTAAATCCTTCAGGGCCTCTCTCGCAGAGTTCCACATCATATCGAGTAATTTTTCAGCTTGATCGGCCTGCATTGCAATTTCACGTAGATGTTCCTGAAAGCCCTTAATGTACAACTCATTTATAAGATTCGAGTTGTCCGGCGTGCTGATTAGGATTGCCGCCGCTGTAGCATAATCCTTCTCTTGGCCTGAAAGCTCCAATAGCTCTCTTGTTACGTTGTCTGATACTGCTGCTTGATTTGACATGATTTAGTCTCCGTTAAAAAAGGTGGACAGGGGTGTGAAAGTTCTACCAGGTAGAATTGGTGCCATTACTGGTACACCGTCCCTGTCCATGCTTTGAAAAACGGAATTTCCTGATAAAACTTTCACGTTAGTAATTGTCGTCTTTTTATGTGACATTTCAACAAAAAAATCCTGAAAATCTAAAAAAGCCCCAGAATGCCCCAGGAACGGCCAAAAGACCCAAGCCCGATAGATGGGTGTGGTCTAATAGCCGTTCGCGGCAAATAGGGGCGATTGTGGCGATTTTTCCGTAGGTTTGAAGGCCTCAATAGCGGTATTTATCCGGTTTTCGTAAATGAGCCGCTTACAATCGGTACAAACAACGCCCGATTTACCGGCTTCCAGCCAGACAATTTCAACCTGATCGGCTATGAGGTATTTTCCGCAATTTTCACAGTTTAGGGGTCTCATACCCCTGTCATTCCTCATATAAACAATTATTTTTTAATGCCTTACGGTTTACAGTTCATGCCGCTTGGCGTTGTACTTGACGAAATACAGCTATTTCCAGTGTGGGAAATGAAGTATCTGCCGGATGTTTCCCTCAAGCTCTAAAACTGTCAATCGAACCATGCCATTAGGGGCCTGCTGGCTATTGCCTTCTTCCAGAATTTCGATGTATTCCAGATTGTTCGACAAGAAAACAATCTGATAAGGCGGCAATCCAGATAGTACTGCAATGCCCTTTTCAATCGTGGCCTGACCGTCTTTGTCCAGAGCATCGAGCTTCCCATTGGCAGGCGTTCCAATTGTCACTTGCCAGTTACCCCGGGCGCGGCCGGTATCAACTGGGGTTCTTTCGACAATACGCTTCAGGGCTTCCAGTACCAGCTTTTTTTGAATATCAGACATGCGGGTAGGATACCGCTTTCGGACCTTTTCAAGGTCTCTATTGAAACGTTGTAAACTACGCTGCATTTTGTACACTGAATTACTCATTGATTATCCGCCTAAAATCATGCCAATAGCAGAGCTATTTCTCTTTACAAAATCAAAAAAGATTTTTTCGCCGTCGTATGACGACATGTGGTCATAGACCTTTTTAGGGTCATCCACTATTATTACCTTTGGCTGTGGAACATTAACAATAGGGGCTGGCTGTGGTGACGATTCGACTGTTACGCCTAATTTCCCGTCCCGTCCACGCTTCAGCGGCATTATCGCCTCTGGACCGGCTTCACCCATCAGGCCAGTACCGTTACGCATTGGGAATAGTGTCGGACGGTTTACGATACCACCATCGGCAAAAGCCATGACAGATCCACGAGAAAAGACGTTGCCTAAAGCATTCATCATAAAAGCCGATATTTGCGGCGAATTTGCAACACTTGAAAGCCCGCCTGCCTGTGAAATAGCGGCCTGATTGCCAGCAAGACTTGCCCCGCCTGTAAACGACATCATAGCGGCCTGTATCCCGGCTGATAGTGCAGACGACATCGGGTCAAAAACCATCTTTTGCATCGTTGCCCTGACAATCTCATATCCCATCTGACGGAATGCGGCTGAAACGCTCTCTGTGCCCTGAATGATCTTATCGAAAGCATTCGTGAAGGACTGCCCCATTTCATCGGCAATCCATTTCAAATCCCGGGCTTTTTCCAATTCATCGAGCTTCGCACGATAAGCGTCAAGCTCTTCGTTGACCCTTGCCTGATTTCCGGCGTATGCTTCCATCGCAGCGGATTCCAGCTTTCGCATTTCGATAGCACGTTCGCGGGCATCGTTGGTTTTTCCGATAATGGAAAGTTCAAAATTCAGATCGTCAAAATACTGTTGGACTTGAGGAGATCGGATTTTCCGTGTAACAACTTCGGATTCAACCGCAGCTCTCTCGGATGTAGCTATAGACGTTTCCTTATTCGTCCACGGGGCTTTTATGTACTGCCAAAACTGCTTTGCTTTTTCAACGTATGGCTTCAATTGTTCGATATACTGCTTGCTTTGCAGTTCCATTTTTGCTCTTGCATGAGCGGCGCCTGCTTTGGTATCAGCTTCAGTTAATCCCTCTGAAAGGCCGCCGCCTACCGAACTTATAATCCCCTCTTTGACTTGTTTGAATTCAGTCAGATATTGCTTCAGTGTATCACCGGTGCCAGCATATACACTTTCAACCATTTTTGCCCGCTCTTCAGCTTTTACCTCATCATATATCTGTTTCAGGAGAGCTTCGTCTTTGGGTTTATCATAAGCTGGAATTATCCTTGTGGACAGACCGCCAGGACCTTCATCGATTCGCGGAGGAACGTTTTCGTAATCTCCACCTCTGACGATATAACGACGCATTGCTTCTTTGCGTAAATCCTCTTCTTTGAATCTCCGCGTTAGCCCCTCTTTCAAACCTTTCCATATCCCTTCACCGGTCCGAATTGCAAGGTCAATCGCAATCTTGGATGCAGTTTCAATAGAAGCTAAAAACAACTGCATTCCTGCATTGGCCGCCTCACTAAAATCATCTTTCAGATATGTTCCAAAAGATACCATGTAATCCTTGATTCGTGTGAGTTCGGCGGCACTGATTTTAGCCCAATAGCTGATCTTGTCGGAATTCTTATCGAGTGTTTTATTAAACTGTTCAGCACTTCTTACCCATTCAGGGGCGAATGCTTTTCCGATAATCCGCTTGGTATCAACAAACGTTTGCCCTAACCGTTCAAAAGCATGGTCAGAAATCGAAACCATTTTGTTATATGCTTCAAGCGTTCGACCGGACGAATGAAGCATGAAATTGAGATCATCGGCCTGGGCCTCTGTGTTTTGCAACGATGCGGCAAATCCGGTAAGCCCTCTGACATTCGGCATCAAAATAGCGAGATGATCTTTCTCCATGCCTTTGAGCTTATTCAATACCCCGGTCAGGCCTTCAGCTTTCAATGTGGCGGCATTGAGTTCAAACCCATATTGACGGGCAAGTTTTGCCGCTTCCTCTTGCGGGTCTAAAAAGGATGTGATAATAGACTTGAGCGACGTTATCGCAATATCTGTTTTGACGCCGGCACGGGTCATAGTTGCAATGGCCGCACTTAATTCTTCAAAACTAAGCCCAGCGGTTGCGGCGATAGATGCAACCTGGCCTATCTGTGGGGCAAGTTCTGAAAATGTTGTTTTTCCACGCTTGACCGTCGCAAACATGATGTCAGAAACCTTCGCTGCATCATCTGCGGACATACGATAAGAATTTATAACCGTCGTGATTGCATCTGCGGCAATGCCTGTCGATGTCATTCCAGCTTTGGCAGCTTTTGCCGATGTTTCCAAAACAGATAACGCTTTGTCAGCAGAAACACTCGCAGAGAGTATGTCATAAAGCCCTTTAGAGAGTGTATCCGTTCCCTCGCCGAAAGATTTACTCATGCTACGAATTGATTTTTCATAAGAAGGCAAGTATTTCATAGATTGATCGTCAAGCATTGTGCTGACAGAGGCCATTTGCTTTTCGAGTGTGGCGAATTCTTTAACAGTCTTGTTAAGACCGTAAAAAATGGCACCGGCTGATAATGCCGTACCAAGTTTATTGAGCGTGAAATGTAGAGGATTGATTGCATTAACAGCCGATCTCGCTCCACGAGCCACTAAAGACGTAGATTTCTCAAACACCTTTGCCCCAACTTCAGCGGCACGAGCATCAAATGCAAGTATGATTCTTTCGGCTTCAGTTGTCATTTTTGATCTTCCTTTTCCCCGGCTTTTTTCAGCCAGTGATTATCCAGGGCAATGATAAGTTTGATATACCACCGCCGCCGACCTGTTCCTGAAATTCCGTTTTCATCCAGCCACAACACAATATCGCCCATCGAAAGCGGGCATGGACCAAAGCCCGATTGACGACGGCTACACAATTGAGCAAAAGCATTCCAGACAGGCCATAAGTCAGAATACAAAACAGGGGCATTTTCAAAAAATGGCATTCGCTGGCCTCTTTTGGCCCTCTGTTTTGCAATTCTCTGAAGTTTTTCAAAATCTTCATCATCATGACTTAACCGCCAGTCCAGATACTCAATTAGTTTTTTGAGGCCGATGCCTCTTCTTTCTTTCTGTAGAGATTTTGACTGTTCGACATAATTACCACAAAGCGGTAAATATCTTCATAGTCCGGGTCATTCAAAATCTCAAAGGCCTTTTCCGGGCTATACTCAACCGGATTGCCTTTATCATCTTCGAGGCCTTCCCAGCCAAGCAGTACCGTGTGAGCATACGCCTTTTTGGTGATCTGCTTATCCAGTTCGTTATCGAAAACGCCTGCCCGGATACTGGCAAGATGCGGCTCAATTTCCTTGTGCATGAATTCCTCGAAAGCATCGTTCGGTTTTCGAGCAATCAGGAACTTTACACCGTCCGCGAATTCACATAGGACGCCTTTATTGACTTTTTCATGGTCGATTTTCAAACTTGATAACTTTGCCACGGTAAAACCCTTTCAATTTGTTCACGTTCATTGACCGGCCCGCCCTGCAATGCGAGCGCCTGCAGATAGATGGACCTTGCTATTTTCTCCCGGGCCTGCCCGGGCTTCCGTTTTAATCGTTTTGTTACATCTTCAATTCTTGCCATTTTGCATCTAAGGGGGTTCAAACCCCTGTCATATTTACTATAAGATTATTCAATAACAGTATTTACAATAAATATCATATAGTTCTTGGTTCATTGCTTGGCCGATTCAGCTATTTTTTTCAGAAAATCCTCACGTTTTTTTGCAATTTCCACTGCGGTAGATTCGTTTCGGCGAGATTCCACAAACTCTACCCACTCTTCTTTAGTCACCGGGTCCGGGACAAGCAAAACACTACCTATTTCATCAACCCGACCTTGAGAAACCAACGCATCATATTCACTAAAGCGAAGAACGCCGCAAATCTTTCGATTAGCGAAAGCCGCAAATTCATCGATGCGCTTAGTTAATTGGTTGATTTTTGTTCTTAAGTTCATTGAGTAAGTTTTCCAATTGATCTAACCGTTCGTTCATGTCATCGAGTTCAACGCTAAGGCGGGCATTTTCCAGTACCGTTCGACTTGCTGTAACCCGGACGCTGTCCTTTACGCCGGGATTTGCAATAGTCATAGCGAGTTGTGTCACCGCGTGAGACGCGAGTTTTTGGATTCGTCCCATAGACTGAGAAAACAGTTGACGCCGTGACTTGCGGCATTCATCACGAAAGCACGGGTCATTTAACCAGCGATAAAGCGTTCGTTCGCTAATACCGGCATCAACAGCGGCTTTTTCAATCGTCGAATTGCTAAGCAAAGCAACAATTGCTTTCTGCTGTTTCGGTGTCAGGTTTTTCTTGTTTTCTGCCATTTACTGCCAATATCTGCCATTACTGGTTAAGAGTTATCCACTTCAATATCATCAAAATCACTTGACCCGCTTAAAAACTGCATTGCTAAAGTCTGGAATTTTTCAAACCGCTGCTTAGTTGATTCATTCGATTCCAAGGGGCCTTTATCAACTGGACCAACTGAAAACTCTATTTGCCCCTTCACTTTTCCGTGTTCATCGAATGCAATCACATTTCGATAAAACCAGCTTTTCTTTTTCTTTGCCATTATCACACCTAATTGTTTCAAAGGCGGGCCGGTACTGAATTTCCCGGCCCTAAAAGGTTAATTGTTTCCAAAGAGAGTATGACCGCCCGCCCTGACAGATGAGACGGGCGGCCAACCGGCTTACAGGATACCGGGTTATTTTTCTTCTTTGCCGTCTTTTTCCTCTGCGGCTTCATCGATCAACCGTTTCAATGCCCGACCGTCGATGTCTATGTCTGGAAGGTCAACTTCGCTGATGCTCAATGATGCACTGACATAGGGCTTAATCACCTCAATGATGCGGATAAGGTCAATGCCCAAGCGTTCACCGGCCTCTTTCGTTTCAAGATACCGCTTGGCCAGTTCCGGCCGCTTATGAATA